AAGACTTTTGCTTGGTTATTGATGGAACTATGAACCAGGATACCTGTGATAAACTTATTACTTTGTTTGAAAACAATCCTGATCTTCATCAACGATATGACCAAAACAAAACCCCAAACTTTACTCAATTAAACTTTACACAGAATAGTTCTATTGATAATGATCTTCATAACAAGGTGATTGATCATATTATTGCTGCTGTTCAGGTATACAGAAAGCATGTACCAGAAACTGTGTTTTGGAGACCAGGATTTGCTTTTGAACAAATTAGAATCAAGAAATATTTGAATGATGGTAATGATTTGTTTGATACCCATATTGATGCTGCATCATCAGATACGATGAAGAGGTTCTTTGCTTTCTTTTGGTATCTAAATGATGTGAAAGAAGGTGGAGAAACAGAGTTCTTAAATCTTGATTTGAAGGTTGAACCAAAGGCAGGAAGACTTGTAATGTTTCCTCCAACATGGATGTTTCCACACAAAGGACATCCACCAATTTCAAATAACAAGTATTTATTGAGCACATACCTACATTTTGCTTGACATAGACTGAGAAACCTTATATAAATACTGTTACATCGTTGAAGTCAAACGATAGTTGGAGAAGACTGGGGTTCAACTCCCCAATCGTCCACCAAAGACATATCAATCCTATAGTGATCACTAGGACTTGGTAGATAGGTGTTACAACACAAAATATGGTTCGATTCCATAGATATGTCTTTGATGGGCGATAACTGGGTTCGATTCACGACAAAGGGTTGATGGAGATGTCCCGTGCAAGCTGGGTTAACGTAAGAAAAACAATAAGTGCTAATGATAACGCACCTATGGAGATGCGCCTAGCGGCATAATCTCTTGGGTTTGCTGATTGACCTAGAAACAGAATATATCAGTCGGGTACATCCGTATTGTACTAGTGGTTGGCAGATATCCACGATAAAACAAAACTGCTTTTTTTATTTCAAAAAAGAGGTTTCTCATGCGTCTTGAAGATATTAATATCAACCAACTTGCATTTCTTCGTGGGATTGGTATGACAGAAACACATTTCTCACAAAAAGAAGCATATTCAGAAGCATATAATCAAGCATCCAATAACAGCAATGTTCGTCAATATGGGCAAGATGGTGCTGATTATGGATACTACCAAACAAATGGGTTGGATGTTAAAGATGCCATTCGTCGTGGTATTCCACAAGATATTGCTGTTCATCTAAATGGTGGTGGTAAAGATGGTGCTTCTACAGTTGAACAACAAACCATTGCTATGCATCATTACCTGACCAAGAGATATCCAACAGAATATGAAAATGTCAAGAAGGGAACACCAGAAGCATTTGAAGCAGCAAGAGTACGAATGCAAGGTCAATGGTTTGGTCTGAAGGATAGACCAGAAGTTGCCAGAAAAGAATTTGAAAAAGCAAAGTTCAATGATCCTTCCAAGATTTTTCCATCTGTACAAATTTCTTCTGTAAAAATTGTTGACGAGAAATACCTTCAAGAATTTCTGAAGACCAACAAGTTCTATGATGGGGATATTGATGGTATTATTGGCAAAGGTTCATTAGATGGAATTAGAAAGTATCTAAAAAACGTTAATATTGATACCAAGGGATGGACTAAATCTCGTTTGATTGTTGGTATGGAACAAGCAATCTATGCGTTTGCCAGAATTGAAGTTGGACCTATTGATGGTTATGAAGGTGAACAAACCAGATATGCAAGAGAAGTCTGGCAAGCAAGACAGAAAGGTGAACCTGCTGTTCAGGCAATTCAAAACTGGAAACAAGTTAATCTAATTATTCCCAAGAATGATTGGCCCAGACAACAAGACTGTATGAAGTATTATGGTGATGTTGGAACCAATCAAACAACATTAAAACTACCATGGAATATGGTTCTGGCATGGGATACCAAGAAAGTAATTTCTTCATTCTCATGTCACGAAAAGGTTCATGATTCAATGCTTCGTTGTTTTCAACGTATTGGTGATGCATATCCAGATCCACAAGTGAGAAGACAATTGGGTATTGACTTATGGGGTGGATGTCTTAATGTAAGGCAAATGCGTGGTGGGTCTTCATGGTCTATGCATGCGTGGGGCATTGCTATTGATTTTGATCCAGACAGAAACCAGATGTATTGGGGAAGAGACAAAGCAAGATTAGCAAAACCTGATTGTGAGACATTCTGGAGAATTTGGGAAGAAGAAGGTGCTTTGTCTCTTGGTAGAGCACGAAACTTTGACTGGATGCATTTGCAATTCTGCGCATTGTAATACATCTTGACACATATATAGTTAATGGGTACCTTGGTGTTCCCATTAACTTCTAATTAAAATAAGAAATAGGATTTTTTTTATGAAAGTAAAAAATAAAAATATTGATTATCATACAACTGGGATTATCGGTAATAGTAAAGTAGACATTTATGTAGAAAAACTAAAGACTGATACCAATAATTTAGAGAAATATGAGTTTTTATTTGAAATTGATAATTCTACCAGTAATAATAATAAATTAGTTTTAATTAAAGAACTTTATCAACTTTTCCTTATGGTTCAAGATTCTTTATTTAAGTATATTGAAGAAAATATTATCGATAAACTAGATGGTGATAAAATTATTCAATTATTAATAGAACCAGAAGGAAAAGATGATAAAGAAGTCAAACTAAAAGACAATCTATATCATTATCATCTGAAAAGGTTAGCCAAACAATATAATGATATTATTGATGATGTTGTTTGTACCTACATCAAACAAAACAACACTCATATTTTAAATTTTAGTAAAACATAAAATAACACTAAATATGATTATTACTTTTTTTCATTTAAGGATTATTATACGATGACAAATAATGAAGCATTTTTAAAAGACATAGAAGTTCTTAAAAAAGAAAAAGAAATAAATTATATTGATGCTGTTATAGAATGGTGTGATAATAACGAAATAGAAATTGACGTTATTGCAGAATATATTAAAAAAGATATTATGCTTAGATCAAAAATTCAATTTGAAGCAGAAAATTTAAACTACATCAAAAAAGGAAATAGGTTGCCGATATGAAAAAGTTCAAAGATTTTATTTCAGAAGGTGATGTTATTTATCCTTCTTTTAGAAGACCTAAATCAAAACCCGAATTTGAACCCACAAAACCAGATGTTGATACATCTGCTATCAAAAAACATGTAAAAGAAATAAATAATGAAGCAGAAAGTATCATTAAAAATGATAAAAAACCTTCTTGGCATACACCAGCATTGGCTAACCAATATAAAGGAACAGATGTACATCCTCTAGAACAATTACATCAACATATGACTGCTCCTTTGGAAACATTACATGACAATCCTGAAATAGCAAAACAAAGAAAAGATTTTGCTCATAAAGTTTATAAAGACAATAAAGAAGAAATTCATAACCATTTAGATACTTTGGTGGATAAGTTAGAGAATCTAAGAAATCATCATATTGGTCAAGCAGGTTCATCATCAGAAAGAGTAACAATTAAAAAACAATTTGATACTCCTACAGGACATGTAGGTAGATTTGAAAGAATTAAGGATTTTTTTAATAAGATGGATTAGTGTATGGATGATTTTGAAGCATACAAAATGTATGTGTCTTTAAAAAGACATTTTAGTGATGATAAGTATGATTATTTTAAATATAATGGTAAATCAAGATTAACATATGATTCTTATAAAAAAAGACCTGATAAAATCTTTTTTCAAAAACTAGCCAAACACGATAACCTAGAGAAGTTTTTAATTTCTAATTTTGTCAATGATAGTAAATTGTGGGTCAAAGATTTAGCATATTCCGAACAAGCCGAAAATAAATATATTGAATGGAATAAAAAACAACAATCTTTGACTCATGTATTAAAAAATGATCTACAAAAATTAGATGACGATTTTAATGATAATTTTATAGTAAACAATAATCAACATCCAAAATTGTTAAAATTGTTTTTGGGCAATAAAATACAAATAGAAACCATATGTTTATTGTTAAAGCTAACAGAAGCTAATAAACAATGGGATGATAAACTAGAATATGATCCCACATGGAATATGGTTAAAAACAAAATAACCAAATATACACCATTTATAAAATACGATAAATCGAAATTCAAACAACTATGTCTTGACAGATTTGGTTGAATTTGATACACTAAATAGTATCAGATAATTTATATTATCTGATACTGTTAATACAAACAATACGATCAATACAAACAATACGGAGATAAATATGTCATTTAAAACACTAAAGTCTATGTCTGGTAAGAAGAGCCTTGAAGCACTAACAGCAGAACTATCTAAGATTTCTGGTGCTGAAACTGTTAAGAAGGGTCCAGATGAACGTTTTTGGCAACCCACAGTAGATAAGTCCAATAATGGTTATGCTGTAATTCGTTTTCTTCCACCTTCAGAAGGTGAAGATGTTCCATTTGTTAGGATGTTTAGTCACGGATTTCAAGGACCATCAGGACTATGGTATATTGAAAATTCACTATCAACAATTGATAAGCCTGATCCCGTTGTTTCAGCGGCTTAATTGAGTAATCAATTAAGAAAAGATTGTTAATTGCTGGAAATCCCTTAGAGCTAATAATACCACAAAGGAGTGTTTAATTCTAAAAGTTTATAAATATAATACATAATCATCTATTGAGGAGTATTATATGAACAATCTTTGGAATGTATGTAAAGAAACAGGTAAACATTTTGATTCTTTTCGTGGTTTTCTAAACCATTTAAGAACTCTTAAAATGTCATCAAAAGAATATTATGATAAACATTTTAAGAAAGATGATGAAGGTTTATGTTATTGTGGTTCTTCAACAAAATATTATAGTTTTTCTTATAAAAAATATTGTTCGGATATTTGTGGATTAAAATCAGAAGAACATAAAATAAAAGTAAGAGAACGATTTATTAACAATCCTGAAACTCTTAATAGTTTTAGAAAATTAAGAAGAGAAAAGAATGTTAATAATAATGTTGAAAAAAGAAGAAATACAATAAGACAGAAATGTTTTAATCTTGGTATCACTGAATTTGAATATTATTCAAATCATAGTAAAAAATCACGAATGAACATTTCTAGTGAAACAAAAAAACAAATAACATTGAAGAGTATGGCAACTAAACAGAACACAAATAAGTTTGGTGGTAGATCTGGTTATAAGCCATATGATTTTTTTGGTGAAATTGTTTCTTTACAAGGTTATGAACCATTAGTATTAAAACACCTGATAGATGTTATTAAATTAGACAAAGAAGATATTTGTATAGGAAAAAACAAAGTGCCTATCATTGAATATATAACAAATGATAAAAAAAGACTATATTTTCCTGATTTCTATCTTCCAAAATATAATTTATTAATTGAAGTGAAATCTAATTATACACTAAGACAACATTATAATAATGTTATGTTAAAATGTAAATATTCACTCGAATCAGGTTATTCAATAATATTGATGGTCATAGATAAACACGAAGTTAGAAATAACAAACTTGATGGTTCTAAAAAATTGTTAGA